AGAGTTTCTGCGAGCGAAATGGTTAACGGCGGGTGCAGCGCTTACGATTACACCGGCCGATTCGGTTACAACGAGTGATTCTCCGTCGTTCGTACAAGATCAGACGCTTGTATCCGCCGACGCTGTTACTCTTTCGGATATTCCTACATTAGCACAAGATTCTGTGCTTAATCCGACAGATTCGGTTACAACCAACGATTCGAGCATATTTGTTGCTGATCTCGGTCTCTTTATAACGGAAGATGTTGTTCTTACCGACAATGCGGTTTGGGCGCAGACGTTCGCATTGCTTCTCGATGTAAGCGATTCGATCACCGTAACAGATTTCGCGAATCTTCTATTTGACTTTGTCTCCAGCTTTAGTGATGCGGTCGTTCTTACAGATATGATGGAGATTCAGGTCGGTCTATATTTCATGTCCGTGGTTGTTCTTTCGGATGAGGTAACCTGGGAACAGACGACTCCACAAGTTGTCGTCACTGTTATTTGAGCATGGTGATATATGACTGAAGGTAAATACCAAGCCAAGATTATCAGGAAACTCGAAGGAATGTTTCCTGGTTGTGTCGTTTTGAAAAACGATAGCCAGTATCGTCAAGGGATGTTGGACCTCACTCTTCTTTGGGAACTTCATTGGGCAGCACTTGAAGTTAAGATCTCAAAGGATGCGAGTACACAACCTAATCAAGATTATTACATCGAACGATTAGGAGCAATGTCTTTTGCTGCGTACATATATCCTGAAAACGAAAAGGAGGTTTTGAATGCGCTTCAACAAGCATTTAAACCTCCAAGGCGAGCACGCGTTTCTTAGTCCTAGCCAATATCATTGGATTCATTATACTCCGGATCGTCTGATTGAGCGATGGACTACAGCTCAAGCTAGCGCCTACGGTGTTGCTCAGCACGAATATGCTCATAGAGAAATCGAAGCAGGTAGGCTTTCTGATTTGGTTGGCACCGTTGGATTGTATATCAACGACGCTATTCAATACAGGATGACCTGTGAGCAAGTTCTGTACTATTCCGAGAATTGTTTTGGTACCGCGGATACGATCGCCTTTCGGTATAATACTCTTCGAATTCATGATTTGAAAACTGGCGTATTCCCCGGATCTGTTCATCAACTTGAAGTGTATGCTGCATTGTTCTGTCTTGAGTATGACAAAGATCCCACCACAATTAAGATCGAGCTTCGAATTTATCAGGACAATGAGGTTATGGTCTACGATGCAGATCCAGATGATATTTTGTTTATCATGAGCAAGATTCAAGAATTCGACAAAGTAATCTCCTATCGCAGATTGGAGGAACAGTCGTGATTCGTACTGAAGAAGAACATCTTGCACATTACGGCATCCTCCGTCGTTCAGGTCGATATCCTTGGGGATCCGGTGGTACACAAAACAAGCGCAATCGGGACTATCTCGATTATGTCGAGAATCTTCGAAAAAGTGGTATGTCTGAATCTGAGATTGCCAGAGGTGTTGGTGTTACTACAACACAGCTTCGAGCTGCGAAGTCTATGGCTCTTGCTCAGCAGAGGCAGACGAAGATTCTCACAGCTCAGCGTTTGAAGGACAAGGGCTGGTCGAACGTCAAGATCGGTGAGCGTATGGGCCTTAATGAGTCTTCGGTTCGTGCTCTTCTCGAGCCCGGAGCGAAAGACAAGGCTGACGCTATCCAAACTACAGCCAACATGTTGAAGAAGGAAGTGGACAACAAGAAGTACGTCGATGTTGGTGGTAGTGTGCACCTCGCTGTGGGTGTTACTCGAACACATCTCGACACATCTGTTGCTGCTCTGAGAGAACAGGGATACGAAGTTCACAATATCCACGTTCAGCAGATTGGCACAGGCAAGTATACGACTGTGAAAGTGTTGGCCAAGCCCGGTACTACTCTGTCCGAGATTAATTCGAATAGAGCTCAGATCAGACAGATCGATGAACGTTCTGCCGATTATGGTCGCACCTTCAATGGTGGTACCCAGACTCCTCTCTCTGTCAGCTCAAGAAGAATTGCTGTTAATTATGGGCCTGAGGGAGCCAAGGCAGATGGCGTTATCTATGTTCGCCCTGGTGTAGAGGACGTTCGTCTTGGTGGTAAGCGCTATGCTCAGGTTCGTGTTGCGGTTGACGGCACACATTACTTGAAGGGCATGGCCATTTACAGAGACGATCTTCCTGATGGAACAGATCTTGTATTCAATACAAGCGCACCCAATACAGGTCGCAAGAAAGATGCAATGAAGCCGCTGTCGGATGATCCCGACTTCCCCTTCGGATCAGTTGTGAGTCAGATACACGGCAAAGATGGCAAGGTTAACTCGGCTATGAATCTGGTGAACGAAGAGGGCGATTGGGATAGATGGTCTAGAACTCTTTCGTCTCAGATGTTGTCTAAGCAGAGTCCTAAGCTCGCACAGCAACAACTGAACGTGACCCATGAACGCCGTAAGAAAGAGTTCGATGAGATCAGCTCTCTTACAAATCCGACAGTTCGTAAAGAATTGTTGTTGAAGTTTGCGGACTCAACCGATTCAGCAGCTGTGCATCTCAAAGCGGCCAGTCTACCAAGACAGGCAACCAAGGTTATTCTCCCTATTAATTCCATCAAGCCTAATGAGATCTATGCTCCTAGCATGAGAGATGGTGAACGAGTCGCACTTGTTCGGTATCCTCATGGTGGAACGTTCGAGATTCCTCAGTTGACGGTTAACAATCGCAATCGAGAAGCTCGAAGTATTCTTGGTACTGGTGCAGGACAGGCTCGACATGATGCAGTTGGTATTCATCACAGTGTAGCCAAGCGTCTATCGGGCGCCGATTTCGATGGGGATACAGTGCTTGTCATTCCCAATGGAAAGAGGCAGATCAAAAGTACCCCTGCCCTTGATGGGTTGAAGGACTTTGATCCGATGACGTACAAAGTTCCTAAAGGTTCTCCCATCCCTCGTATGACTGATGCACGTAAGCAGCAGGAGATGGGTAAGGTTTCCAATCTAATCACAGACATGACCATTCATGGGGCTAGCTCAGACGAAAAGGCTCGAGCTATCCGACATTCCATGGTTGTCATTGATGCTGAGAAACATCATCTTGATTTCAGGCAGTCTGAGAAAGACAATGGTATTCCTGCATTGAAAGAGAAGTACCAGGGTAGTCCCAAAGCAGGGGCCCAGACTTTGATCAGTCGAGCAGGAGCTAAGGTATACATCCCTCAAAGAAGACCCCGCCCTCTTTCAAAGGGGGGTCCTATTGACCCGGTTACGGGAAAGAAAGTATACGAACCTACCGGCCGTAAGATCACTGATCGTAAGGGATTGACAAGAGATAAGCTACAGAAGTCTAAGCGTCTAGCTGAGGCCGATGATGCGTTCTCTCTTGTTGAACCCCCCGGTACTAGAATGGAAGCTATCTATGCGGAGCATTCCAATAGACTGAAGTCTATGGCTAATGAAGCAAGGAAAGAAGCTGTTGCTACTAAGCCTAACCCTTACTCGCCTTCAGCAAAGAAGGCGTATGCAAACGAAGTAGCTTCATTGAAAGCTAAGCTCAACGTAGCCGAAAAGAATGCGCCCCGTGAAAGACAAGCCCAGCTTCTAGCAAATGCCTCCGTCTCTCAGAAGAGGCAGGCTAATCCAGGCATGGATGAAGCAACTGCTAAGAAGATCAAGCAACAGGAATTGAACACCGCCAGAGCTAGAACTGGGGCTAGGAAAGACAAGATCGTTATGACCCAGGCCGAATGGAATGCTATTCAGGCTGGTGCTGTTAGTAATCATGTATTGGAAAGAGTTCTAAAGAATAGCGATACAGATAGAGTTAAAGCCCTGGCCCTACCTAAGACTGCACGTAAGATGACCAGTGCTAAGCTGGTCCGTGCTCAGTCTATGTTGGCCTCAGGTTATACACAAGCTGAGGTAGCTGATGCACTAGGTGTTGGTCTAACTACACTCAAGGTAGGACTCAATGAGTGAGCTAAGTATCACTGATACTAACGAACCTATTGAGTACATGCTAACAACTGTAGACAATCCATTCAATCCTTTTACTCAATTCGAAGAATGGTTTGAGTATGACGTTAGTTCTGGTTACAATACCGCAGCCTTCTTGGATAGGATAGCTAATGTTTCTGATGATCTATCACAGCCAGACCAGATGTTAGCAGTACAGAACGCAATAGACGAGATCGTGCAGGAGAACGTATCAGGTATGTGGAGAAAAGTTTCTAAAGATTCATTTGATAAATTAGTAACATGATCCATTGATCCATTCAATAACCCATTGCGCCCTAGCGTATGCAGTGAGTGGATTGATGTTGATTGCTCGGCATACCCATGCCCCACCCCATCCCTACCCTTAGGGTGAGGATCGATTTGATAAATTAAAATGAAAAAAAA